TTATTATTTTCAGAACCAAATATATTTGGAGATGACACTATTTTCCATTGATAATGAGGAACATCTTGTGTCTTTGGAAAACCATAATAATCTTGTATTAATGGTGATTGACTATATGTTTCAACACCAGGTGTAAATCTTCTTCTATATTTATATTCATCAGTTGGAGTTTCAAATAAAATACCAAACACAGGTCTTGCGGGTGATTGGTTATCATTACCAAAATAAATTGAATTTGGATTAGGGTAATTTTCAAAAATAAATGGGTTAATTTTCCATTCAGAGTTTATTGATAATGCTTGAGCAAAATCACCATCTATTCTATCCGCTTTTCTAGTACTATTAAAGAATTGGATAATACCCTTACCTTCGGTACTACCACCACCCACCGCTATAGGTAAGATTGTCTGTCTAAACGTATCATTTAATAATCTAGATAAAAATCCAATTTGGATTATATCTGATGTGTCTTGATAAGAAGTAGATTTAACTTGATCAACCATATATCCATTAAAATTTGAGTTATTACATATCTCAGTAATGAATTGATCTCTAGGTCCTAAATCAGCAATCGTTGTTGGGAATTGGATTTGTTTTTCATTATACCCTAAACCAGGATAACCATTGATTATAGATGTTGGCCATAATGGATTAACCAAAGGTTACTTAATTTATTAAAAACAATAACATCATCACAATAATTATATGTTGGTATAGTAGACAAGGCGGCATATGTTGCGGTCTTATTAAATGAGAACATATATAACACCCCATTTATCCAATTGTTTTGGAATACTTGGGCAAATACTCCACGACAAGCAGCAAATGTAATTGTAAATCTTGTTTTCCATTCTAAGAATAATTTTACATCTTCATCGTATTGTGAGATGTAATTTTTATTTAATAAACAATAACAACCTTTTTTAACTCTACCCTCAGGTACAACACATTGATTAGGTGGTATTACGGTTACGTTATTACCCGAACCTTGATAACATTGAAGCTATTCCATCAGGTAAATCAAATTGATTACCTGACGCTAAATCAGACGCAACACCATTACCTGATGACGAAGAACTTCCATCCGCATTATAAAATGTAAAATTATTATTTTGATGTAACGCAAAACCTGTTTTTGATCCAAAACCATCTTCAGTTTTTGTAGATGTTGGTAGTCGGTCACTTCTCATAACCATTTTAGTTTTATCGTTAAAATTTACACCAGGTAATCCATATCGATAATAAACAGGTGAGTATAACGCAGATAATTGGTTTGATGGCACAACACCAATTTCTCCTTTAGCTGGGTCACCATTATTAGGTGTATTCGCATTACTACTATTACCACAACTAGGGTAACCAGCATTATTTTTTTTCCCTAAAAATGTACCTCCCCCAATGTATGGAGAATTAGTATATGGAGATACTGGTAAAATAAATGATGGTATCGTATAGAAACTTGATTGTAATATCGTTCTTGGAGTATTAGTTAATGAAGAAGATCCAATAAATTGCCATCCACTAACTGGTTGGTAATCGGCAACAACACTAAGATCATCCGTAGATAAATAATAATAAGGATAGTTTGAAGTAAACGCAGTATAGTTAGGGTTTGCTCCATTCGCAGGTCCTATATCAAAGTTATATGATGGGAAATAAAGATTAGTTGACGAGTTTGTTAAGGTGTTATTACTTGCCGGTTTTAATCCTGTTGGTTTTATTGGCACATTTAAATAGTAATCACCTTCAGGTGTTATAACGTTACCAAACGATTTACCAAATATTCTTGATAAATCATATTTTATTTTTTGTGGTGCGGTATGTACGTCAACACCTCTATTAAGTATGATAATTTCAAAATTTTCATAATTTGTCATTTGGGTAAAGGCCTCACCAGCATCATATGACGTATAACCATTACCACAAGGATATAAAAATCCAATTCTATGTTTTAAAAATGAACTTGTGGGAAATGTGCCAGAGTTACTACTACTACCACATATCGTTAAGAAATCAGAAGCGGTCATACCTGTTATCATCTGATAATATTCCACATCAGTGGGGTATTGTAAATACCCCGCCTCATCACCAATAATTGATGATGTTATATTTGAGAATGCAGGTTGGGTAATTATAAAAGGTGTTGTATTTCCAAACGTATCATTAATATTTGAAGGGTTCGCATAAGTAACGGATATTGATGTTTGACCTGTTGTTGTTGTACCCGTAATTGAGTTATTACCTAATTGATTTAATGTAGCTCCCGTAATATTAACATTTCCATTGGATTGTGTTGGGTCATTAAAACTAATTGGTTTACCAACTTGCATTTGATCTTTAGTTCCTGGATTAGCTAAAAGAACTATTATTTGATCTTCAAAAAAAGTATTACCATTTAAAGATGGGTTAACAAAACTTTTTATTCTATTTGCACCACCATAAGAATCAAAATATTTATCTCTTGTGTTAAATTCATTTAATTTTTGAGGAAAAGTTGCGGTTGTAGGAAACGCCCAACTTCTTGGGTCTTGACCACTATTATCCCAAGCCGCAAATAGGAATGGTTGTGGTGCGTGATACAACGCAAATTCATTACCAAATATTGTTGTTTTATTAACCTCATTAGGGTCTGTAGATGATGATAATATATCATAACCAGAAAAAATCCTATTGTAGTCGGCAATACCTCTTGCAGCAACCTGAGGTGTAATATCTTGTTTCATTGCCGAAGTGGTTAACGATGGTAAATCACAATTTACACATGGACTTATTGCTCCAGGAAGACAATCTCCCGCATCAAACGGACCATCATTTGCCGACATTTGATCCTCAATAGGATTGTTTTGAGCATTAGGATGTTGAACATCATAAGCAGTTGGCATATTAACCGGAGCTAAAAATCCTTTATTTTGACCAAGTTGTTGTTGATTAGTATTTGATTGTTCTGACGCAATTGCATCATTAACTGAATTTTGATCAATATCATCCTCCAAAGTTGCAGGTCCGCAATCACAATCACAACTTGTACATTCAGGATAAGACATCATAGGTAAACCTATTCTTGGAAAGTTTTTTATCTTAAGAAGGTATTTTATTGTAAAAGCAATAAACGCAACAGATAAAGCGATTCTAAATAAAAACGATATTGCCTTTGCCGCAATTCTTAAAATCAGACCTAAATTAATTACAGGACCACCTAAAGGCGAAAAAGCAAACAACTCAATTAACGAGTTAATCCAGTCAATCATTTCCGATATTGCATCATAAAGGAAATATATTCCTAAAACAATTAATAAGTACTTCAACACAGGCCATGCCCACGCAATAAAGTGAGCAACAAATAATAATACTATTAATGGGTATGCTAAAATACTCATAAAGACATTAAAAATGAAAAATATGGTATCAAAATTTTTAATAATGTCGTTAGATGGAAATGTATTTATCGTTGATTTACAAGCTCTATCATCAATTTCTTTAATACCTAAGTGTCTTGCTCTCCCAACTCCATTTTTGTATCTATCAAGGAACATTGCCGTAGTATAAACTTTATTGTAGTTCATTTCATAGAATGTATCCTCACAATTAATTGCAGATATTGGGTCCACATAATCATCCCAATCTAAACTAAAACTATATGATCTCAATAAATCAAAATAACCTTGTGGAAAGAATGTAAAATCAAATTGTTGTGGTTGTGTATTATCAACAGGATTTGAATCTATTGATATTAAATCACCAACATTAACAGGTATAACCATAGTATCACCATAATATGGTAGTCCGTTAACATAAACGGTAAAAGTGTCGGAATTAGTCTTCCCATTAAATAGTAACCCACCTTCAGTAAATGGAGGTAAGGGATCACTTGTAATATTACCAGCAGTTGTATTAAATATTGTTGAAACTGCTGAAGTTGGATCAAACGGGTCTGTACCACTGGTATTCCAACCATGTTCTTTAATATTTGGAACTAAAAAATTTGCTCTTTGAAAATCATTCTGTAACCCACCTTCATTACTCCATTTAAATTTAAATCTATACCTTCCTTTTGTTGGTATTCCTTTTGTTGGGTCATTTGATATTACTTGTTCCCCAAATTCATTAGTTATTATGTAATCCAAATTCATTGGTACATTTGCTAAAAAAGACCCATCACCATCTATAATTTTACCATCTTGTTCAAATTTATATTGTTCAAGAACTGGAAAATTATTTTTATCAGGGTATATTGTTTGTCTAATACCCAATATTTGTCCGGGTCCCGCAATTAATTCACATAAATTTCCTGTATTATTTTTTGGTTTACAATTTGTTTTAAGTGAATCTTCATTAGTTGTAGAAATAAGAGACCCAATAAAAATAGCGGTAGGATTAATCGTTACATTTGCTTCATTAGTTAAATCAAAATCAACTCTTGTAATACCTATTTGACAAATATCTTCTTGACCCCAAAGAGGTGATATATCAACATTTCTATTTACTGTTTTTATCTGTGGTAATTCACTTAAATTTGATGACGATTTGAATGTTGATCCATTAACTTGTGTTTGAGTTGCTTGACCCGCATTAATTAAATCTTGTGGTGTTAATGAAAAACATCCAATATCCGATAAATCAACATCCATAAAAACGGTTTGAGCTCCGATTGGAACTCCAAAAATCATATAATCACCACTATCATTTGTTTTAACGGTATATTTGTAATATTTGTCATAAACCTCAATGTATGTTTGGTCTATTAAAACTTCTTCTCTATTTGGAAATGTCCCTGTTGCTGAATGAACACTATATGATGGATCATGAGGTAATAAATTATATCTATACCCTAACTCATTATTATCTGATAATGTTTTATATGGATATAATTCAGATATTGTGGGATTTAATTCATCTTCACTAGATAATGGTATGAATATGGATACTTTCGCATTTGGTAATCCAAAACCACCATTAACAATAACTCTACCAACTACAACCCCATAGTCAGAACACACCTTTGTATAAAGATCTGATTGATTTATTTTTAAAGATAGGATCTCTAAAAAATCAAAATCTTGGTCTAATTTTACATTGATGTATTTGTCAACCCCTACTTGAGTCCTTATTCTATATGATTTTGGCATTAAAGTCTTTTTTGATAAATAGTTTATTTCCTATTTTCAAAAAATAGTTCTAATTAAAAAAAAATAAATTATTAGGAAAAATTAACCGTACTTAAATTAATGACCCTAACATTGATATCTTTGTTAGGAAATCTAATTTGATAGATTTGAGTAGGTTCAGCAAAAATTGTATCAGCAATTAATTGAATTTGTTTAGTTGCCGGATCTGAATATTTTTGAGATGTTTGATTTGAAGAGTATTGTCCCCCAACTTTATTAAAGAATTCCATATCAGAAATACTTATTATTCCATTTTCCGCTTGGATTAATCTTCTTAACTCAGATACCACAACATTTTGACCTAATTGTCTTGTTGTAGGACTAAAGTATGTTGAAATAATATCAATGATTTTAGATACAACTGCACCTTGATTTTGACTAGCATCTAATACAACATCAACATTAACCGCTAAATCAATTGGGTTTGCACTTTCTATTGAAATATAGTCGTTAATCATCCTATAATTTGATAGGTAGTTTGCAACATTACTTTTTAATGTATTAGAAACCGTATCAGTTAAATTACCACTTGTGTCGTAAGATAACATTTTTATCTTTATCATATTATTCTCTTCCGTAATTGCAACTTTTGCCGGTGCTCCGAACTGAGATGGCATTGTTCTAATAATTGATTCGTAGTCATTTATTGTAACCGCTCTGTTTTGTGCTGAGAAGTTATAGGATACCATATTTCTTACTTCTTCAAGTGTTGGTGCGTTTGCCCCTCCAATCGCTGCAGTAACGTTATTACATTTCAATGTATTAATAACAGATCTGTTAATACTTTCTGATGGTCCATTAACAAAGAATGAAACCGTACCAATTTGATTGATTACATTAACACCTAAATTAGTTGCTTGTCCACCACCAACTCTATATTGTATAAACAATGTTGTGTTTGACTTTAGAGCCGCACCTAAAGCTAAATTATTAGAATATTTATTTAAATCAAATCCTTTACCTG